GGTATCGCAGCACTCGTTTCTTTACAGTTTTAGGAGAACCAATATTGAGTAAAATGACGTATGATGAGGCCATGGAGAATAGTCCAACGGCTAAGGCTAGGGAAAAAGTAACAGGCATCCCAGAGAAAGAAAGAAAAAAAGGACGACACGTTACGTTACGTGAATTAGGCATAATGTTGGGTGTGGCTGATGGTAGGATTAGTAGGTTAGGCAAAGAGGATGGATTTCCAGAATCTGTTAAAGGTAAGTCGGGAGCTAGGATGATTTGGACAGCAGAATTTATTAGGTGGTACGCCCAAAGAGAAGCCAACGCCAAAATACGTGAGATTATGCCAGAGGGAGAAGATTTGAGCGACAGACCCATAGAGGAGTTGCGTTTGATAAAAGCAAGGAGAATGAAAGTTGAGGTTGAAAAGGCTAGGATGTCTGGTACACTTGTACCTGTCGATTTGGTACGTGAGGTTATGGATTCGATTTCGGTTATGTTTTGTTCCTCTATCGAATCAGTGTCGGGTAGGCTTGCGAATGATTTGGCTTCGACTGATAATCCTGCAGAAGTTCGTGAAACTTTACTTGGTGAAATGAGAAGGATAAGACAAAGTGTTGCGAAAGGATGTGCAGAGTTTACAGTTATTAACTGATGCGGTAAGGTCATTAAAGAGTATTGTTGATGCTCCCTTACCAAGGACAGCAGATCAATGGGCAGATGCACACCGCATTCTTCCGCAGGGAGTTGCAGAAGCAGGCCCGTGGAGAAGTTCACGCACACCTTATATGACCGAACCTGTACGAGCTTTTAAAAATCCTAACTACAGACGGATAGTGTGGGTCATGGGTTCGCAAATGGGGAAAACAGCTAATCAATTCAACATCATTGGTCATCGTTTAGATGATGATCCTGCACCAGTTCTCTATCTTGGCCCAACACAAAGTAACATACGCACCATGATCGAACCTAAAATCATGGACATGATACACTGCACACCTAGCCTAGAACGCAAATACATAAAATCAAAATCGACAAAGACATTGAAAGTGATAAACGGAATTCCGTTCCGCATGGCGTGGGCAGGATCGGCTGCAGAACTGGCTTCGGATTCGGCTGCAATCGGTATTGTTGATGAAGTTGACCGCATGGCATCTTCAGTTAAGGGAGAGGGTGATCCTGTTGAACTGATGGAAGCTAGAACATCAACTTTTCCTGATGGGAAGGTAGGGGTTGCAAGCACTCCAACTGTTGGGACAGTTGAAAGTATTTACGACGAACGCTCCAATCTGTGGCGTTGGAATGTATCAGAGGTCGTTGAATCTCCGGTGTGGCGTTTGTGGCAGGAAGGAACACGCCATGAGTGGGCGTGGCCTTGCCCCCACTGCGAAGAATACTTCATACCTAGAATGGACTGTTTAAAGTGGCCCGAAGATTCGACACCAGAATCAGCAGGAAGACATGCAAAAATGGGTTGTCCTCACTGCAACGAATTGATAGACAGCAAATATAAGGACAGAATGAACAGGTATGGAGTTTTTGTTGCTCCTGCACAGAAGATAAATAAGAAGGGAGAAGTTACAGGCAAGGCTGATACGGACGGAAACGATATAGCATCGTTTTGGATTTCTGGCCTGTGTACTTTTTCATCAAAAAAGACGTTTGGTTATTTTGCAAGACGTTATCTTAATGCTATTAGGACCAGAGAACCTGACAAAATACAGGCCGTAATTAATACGGAGCTTGGAGAATTATATAGTATACTTGGAGAAGCACCAAAATGGGATATTGTGTACAACAAGAGGAAACCCTATGAACAAGGGGCCATTGTAGAAGGTGTTAAGATACTTACAGCAGGTGTTGATGTACAGAAAAATAAACTCGTATATGTAGTTCGAGGGTGGGGGTTGCACATGGAGAGTTGGTTGATAACCCACGGGGAGTTGTGGGGAGAAACTAAACACCCATCAGTGTGGAAACAATTACACGAATTGCTTGAACATACGTATGGTGATGATAGCAGAGTCAGAATGATGGCAATTGATTCAGGATATGAAACGAATTCTGTTTACAGTTTTTGTAATAAACACAAGGGACTTACAATACCAACAAAAGGGCATGATAAACTTGATAAACCTTTTTATGCATCAAGATTAGAAGTTAATGTAAAAGGAGAAACCCATAAACAAGGCATGCAGTTGTGGCATTTTGATTCGGATGTTGTTAAAACATGGGTTCATGCACAAGTTGATTGGCCCGATGATGAAATTGGTGGTTGGTGGTTGCCACACGACATCACTGAGGATTATTGTAAACAGATTGTATCTGAGGGCAGAGTAAAAAAGAGTTCTGGTAAGGTTATATGGATACGACACCATAAAGATAATCACTTTTTGGATGCGGAAGGGCTTGCTTATTTATCAATACGCATACTACAACCAAACTTTAATAAAATTGATACACCTGCCCAAGTCAAGAGAAAAAGAAGAATAATATCAAAAGGGATGACATCGTGGAGAGGGTAACATTATGGCAGGAATAACATTAACACAGGCAGAATCTAAATTATCAACGTGGTTAGCTGCTGTTGATGCCATAGCTACGGGCCAATCCTATTCTATTGCAGGACGAAGTTTATCACGGGCAAATTTAGCAGATGCACACGCACAGGTTGAGTATTGGGATCAGAAGGTAAAGAGGCTTTCAAAATCAGGAGGGGGCATACCAGTTAAAGGAGTAACACCAGTATGAATGCCAGAAGACGAATTAATAAAAACAATGTAAGATCAAACTGGATGGATAAAGCCATAGGTTTTGTTGCACCTGAGAAAGCTGCACAACGTATGAAGGCTAGGTATACAATGGCCCTTGCAGAAGCTTACTTGGGAAGCTCAACAGGAAGGCGTGGTACTTCTGAATGGACAACAGCTAAAGGTTCTCCCGATGCGATGATAACGCAAACACAGTTTGACGTTCTTAGAAATCGGGCTATGGATTTGTACAGGAACGCACCAATAGCCACAGGAGCAATTAATACCATTATAACCAATGTTGTTGGTGGGGGTTTGAAATTGAGGCCCATGTTGGATCGTAAAAAGCTGAATTTAGATGATGAAAAAGCTGAAGAACTTGAATATAACATCACGTGTGAATGGGATTTGTTTTCCAACAATACCGAATGTGATATACAGAGGACTTTAAACTTTGGTGAAATACAAGAAGTTGTAATGAGGTCTGTTTTTGCTAAGGGAGATGTTTTTGTTTCTTTACCTAGGGTTAGTAGGTCCGGTTCTCCTTATTCGTTGAAACTGCAATTGATCGATGCAGATAGGGTGGCTAATGAAAATTTTGCGATGAACACCCCTACAATGATAAACGGAATTGAAAAAAAGTTAGAAACTGGAGAACCTATTGCATATCATGTGGTCAACATGAATCCTCAATCATCTCTTATGTTGAACCCAGAAGGGAGGAAATGGGCGAGATTAGAAGCTTATAATACCAAAAACAATTTGCGTAACGTTATTCATCTATATAGGACTTTATTTCCAGAACAATCACGTGGTGTGCCTGTGTTTGCTCCTGTTATAGAACATTTAAAGATGTTAGATCGTTATTCGGAAGCTGAAATTATGGCTGCAGTCGTATCATCATTGTTTACGGTATTTGTTAAAACAGAGTCAGGCGATGGTCTGATCAACCCAATGGAACCTACATCCGAAACTGGTGGTTCGACTGCAGACGATACGCAAAAGCTAGCTGCAGGAGCGATGGTAGGATTAGCCCCTGATGAATCAATAGAAATTGCAAATCCACAAAGACCTAACAGAAATTTTGATATGTTTGTGCAATCGGTATTACGACAGATAGGGGTTGCACTTGAATTACCATTTGAATATTTAATAAAACATTTTACTTCATCATATAGTGCAAGCAGAGTTTCTATCATGGAAGCGTGGCGATTTTTCATGAACCGCAGGCGTTGGTTGGCAAGGTCTTTTTGTGATAGGGTTTATGAGGTTTGGTTTTATGAAGCGGTGGCGTTAGGCAGAATAAAGGCCCCAAGCTTCTTTAGATCACCACTGTTGAGAAGAGCTTATTTAAGGGCTGATTGGATTGGTCCTGCAAGAGGCCACATAGATGAATTGAAAGAAATACAAGCTGCAGAAAAACGAATTAACCTTGGTATAACTACGCACACACAAGAAACTATTGAGCAAAATGGTGGTGATTGGGTATCAAACCAATTAAAACTTAGAATGGAACAAGAACTTAAAGGCGGATCTTCGGTAAATCCTGAGCCAGAGGGACGGGTAGAAGAAACAGAAGAAGTTGCAAATACTGACCAGTTACCCAACAGTTATGAGGAGAACGAAGATGAAGCTACTTGATGTGTTAAATTCTCCTTGGGCAATTATGCCAGATAAACTTAATGAAATTCGTGATGTTTATTTGTCTAGATTGAACAGGGAAAAAATAGACCTTAAGGCACTGAAAGAAGAACTTGGCAGACCCTTGGGATCTCAATTAGAGGAACAAGTTGTTGATGGTGTATCTATTATACCGATTGAAGGGGTTATAGCTAAACGTATGAATATGTTTAGCAACGTGAGTGGTGGAACGTCGATTGATCTTATTGAAAATGCTTTTATTAGGGCTTTAAATAATGAAAATGTACACACTATATTGTTGCATATAGATTCACAAGGTGGGACTGTTGCAGGAACACAAGAATTTGCTAGTTTGGTGTACCAATCACGTGATCAAAAACGAATCGTATCGGTGGCAGATGGAATGATGGCTTCAGCAGCGTTGTGGATTGGTGTTGCAGCTCACGAAGTTTTTATAACAGGAGATACAGCACAAATTGGCTCTATTGGCGTTGTAGCTACTCATATTGATGTTAGTGAACGAGATAAAATGGAAGGAGTTAAAACTACAGAAATTGCAAGTGGTAAATTTAAATCTATTGCATCTGAACACAAAACTTTAACTGAAGAAGCTAGGGATGTTATACAGGATCAAGTTGATGAATTGTTTTCTATCTTTGTCCGTGATGTGGCAGCATTTAGGGACATAGAAGTTGACGCTTTACTGGACGGTATAGCAGATGGACGCATCTTTATCGGACAGAAAGCAGTCAAAACCGGATTGGTTGACGGTGTACAACCGTTTCGGTCATTATTAACGCAGTTGGTCAACGAGAACGGTGATTCTCCTGCTCCGATTGCATTTGTAAATGTTGATAAAGGAGATAGCGGTATGCCTAATCAAGGCGAATCAACCACCACTGCTATTAGCACTGTAGCTGGTTTATCCAGTGCTTATCCTGATTTGGTAACACAAATCAAGGAAGAAGCACTCAGTGATGGCTTTGCTAAGGGCAAGCAAGATGAGCTTGATCGCATTCAGGCAGTACAAACTCAGTCGCTATCTGGTCATGAAGATCTTATCGAATCTTTAAAGTTTGATGGTAAGACTACAGGACCGGAAGCTGCAGTGGCTGTGCTTGAGGCCGAAAAGCGTGATGGAGAAAAGGCGAAAGAAAGCCTTGCATCTGGCAGCATTGAAGCTCTACCTCCTGTTGTTGATGTTTCACAAGATGAGAAAACTGATTATGCTTCAATGTCTGTTGAAGACAAAGCAAAAGCTATGTGGAAGGATAATGCTGATCAAGTTCAGGATGTCTTTCCAAATCAGGAAAATTTCTTAGCTTATTTAGAAGCGACAACGGCAGGAAAAGCTATGTTAAAGACTGGCTAACGGTGTTTTAGCTTGAAACAAATTTTTATTAATTAGGAGATGTTATTATGGCAACTCTATCAGCTGATAAACAGCGTGATTATGAGTTAGGTGATCAAAATGACATTCCTGTTATTGCATCTGATATTATATATGAAGGTGCTGCAGTTGGTATCGTTCTTGCTTCGGGCCACGCCCGTCCATTAGACGCTACAGACACATTTGCAGGCTTTGCTATGGCAAAAGCTGATAATTCGTCTGGTTCTGCAGCAGATATTAATGTCGGAGTAAAAAGAAGGGGACAAATAAGATTGTCTGTTTCTGGTGCAGTAATAACGGATGTTGGTCAGCCTGTTTATGCTACTGATGATAACACTTTTGTGTTTTTACCTACAGGAGCTGTTTTTATTGGTTACATGAAAAGGTTTGTTTCTTCTGGGGTCGCTATTGTCGATTATGATGCTAGTGTTTATAGTGATCCTTATCTTGAATACGGAGCTGCACTTGAGTACGAAACTGTAAGTGCTAATAAAACTCTTGATATTGAAGATAATGGCAAAGTATTGTTTGTTGATACTGACGCTACTGTAACTACTCTTCCTGCAGTTGCAACAGCCGTTAACTGTACGATAGTTAATATTGGTGCGTTTGGTGCTGTTATAGTAGCAGTAAGTCCGAATTCTTCGGACAAGATACACGCACCCGATATAGCAGGAACTAATGATAAAGATCATATCAATACGAAAGCTACTGCATGTCGTGGTGACTTGGTTAGATTAACAACTGGAGATGCTGATGGTTGGTTTGTTGTCAATCAAGTAGGGATTTGGGCGCAAGAATCATAAACTTAAACTAAAGGAAAAACATCATGAGTTTAAAATCGTTAGATAGCAGAGCTATCATAGGCGAGTTTTTTCTTCGGTTGGCCCAGAATCCCGGTTCTGCATGGATCGATAGAATTGGTATGAAGTTCAATACCAATCAAGAAACCGAAACTTACAAGTGGTTGGGCCAAGTTCCTGCTATGCGTGAGTGGTTGGGCGGTCGAAATGCAAAGGGCTTAATCGATAATGGACTCTCCATTACCAGTAAAACGTACGAATCTACCTTGGAGATTGATGTTGATGAACTCCGCAGGGACAAAACTGGTCAGGCTATGATTCGTGTTCGTGAATTGGCAGATAGGGTAAACTCTCACTGGGCTTCCCTTTTGTCCACTCAAATTGCGAATGGCACATCAACAGCTTGTTATGATGGGCAATTCTTTTTTGATACTGACCACACTGAAGGAAAAAATTCAACCAGCCAGAGCAACGACATTTCTGTTGATGTTTCTGCAGTGCCTGTGTCTAATCACGGCTCTACCACTGTACCCTCGGTTGGTGAAATGAACAATGCTATCCTTCAAGGAATACAAGCTATTCTTGGGTTTAAGGACAATGAAAGTGAACCCATGAATGAAGGAGCAAGGTCGTATCTTGTAATGGTTCCAACTGCACTGTGGCATATTGCACAGGGAGCGGTTGCTATGCCAGTTATTGATTCACAAGCTTCTAACGTAATGGGTGCATTGGGCATGGATATTGGTGTAGTAGCCAACCCACGCTTGTCTTGGACCGATTCGTTTGCAGTGTTTAGGACTGATGGTAACGCAAAACCATTTATTCTTCAATCTGAGGTCGATCCTCAAGTGACTGCCATCGCTGAAGGATCAGAACTTGAATTTAAAGAAAACAAACATCACTATGGTGTAAAAGCCGTACGAAATGTTGGTTATGGTTTTTGGCAACATGCTTGCTACGTTACAATGACCTAAAATTAATTAATGGTCCTTCCACTCGGTGTAGTGGAAGGACTTTTTAGGAGATACTGATGCATTATTACATTTCGAAAAACAGTTTTAAAAGTACCATTGGTATTGATTCTATTGTTGAATTAAACCAAGATCAAGCTCGTAGAAGAGCACATGCAATAGAAAGCCTTGGTAATAATCTATATAAAGTATTGAAGAGAATTCATTTTAAAGCAGGTGAAATTTTTGGAATAAAAGAGGAGTTAAGATATACAGGAGATTTGTTTGTTAAAAAATCAGAACCAAAAGAAGAAGAGTGTGCTCCATGTGACCCAGAACCCAAACCCAAACCAAAATCTGTTAAAAAATCTAAGACAAAGAAAGTATTTGGGAGTAGAAGATAATGGCGTTGTCGACAAATTTAGAAACTGATTTGAATGATGCCTTTTTTAGTTCTGATGATTTTGCAGTATCAGCCACGTGGACTCCTGCAGGGGAATCTGCCCAGACAGTCAAGGGAATTTTTGATAAGGAATTTATAGAAGTTGAAGTGGGAGATACAATAGTACAAGAGCGAGAATTGACTTTTACGTGCCAATCATCTGATTTGACTTCTCCTGCACAGATAGCAGAAGATGATACTTTAGCTATTGATAGTGTTACTTATGTTGTTATAAGAGAAGAAAAAGATGGGACCGGAGTTTCTATAATAAAATTGAAAGCCAATACTTAATGGCCCACGTAAGAAAATCTATAAGAGATCAGATAAAATCTACTTTAACTGGTTTGTCTACTACAGGAAGTAACGTAACTACAGGCAGATCTTATCCTGTAGCTGTTGGTGATTTACCTGCGTTGTTTATTTATAGTGGACCGGAAGAAGTTTTACGTGAGACATTAACTTATCCTCGTGATTTGGAAAGAACTTTTACAGTTATTATAGAAGCTGTTGATGATGATAAAAGTTCTGCAACAGCAGAAGATACTATGGATACTATATTGAAAGAAGTTGAAATTGCCCTAGGTGCAGATCCTACTTTATCTTCTAATACAAGAGATTCGTATTTGCAATCGGTTGAAGTTATGAGGCAAGGAGATCAAGAAAGAACTGTTATAATAATGAGAGTGGAGTATGTTTGTATATATAGGACTAAAGAAACTGCTCCAGAAACACTAACTTAGGGGTAATATTATGGTAATAAAAAATGGTCAACCCACTACAATGACAAATAAAAGTGGTGACATAATTATGGTTATGCAAGATTCTGTAGCTTATATGATTGAAGTTGGTTGGACGATAGTTGATAAAAAAGAAAAAAATTTAAAAACGAAAGACAAGAAAGACAAATAATTTAGACTAGGAGATTGATATGGCAAATCATAAGGGAAGTGAAGGACTTATAAAAATAGGTGGAAATACAATGGCTGAAGTTACAGGATGGACTTTGACGCAATCTAGCTCTACCATTGAGGATACTACACTAACAGATACAACAAGATCTTATCTATCAGGCCTTAGTGAGTATTCTGGCACTGTTGATTGTCACTGGGACGAAACTGACACAAATGGTCAGGTAGCGTGTACTATTGGTGCGTCTGTTGCTCTTTACTTTTACCCAGAAGGAGCTACATCTGGGGATACGTATTTTAGTGGAACTGCTCTTGTAACTGGAATTACAAGAAACGCAGCAATTGATGGTTTGGTTGAAAGTAGTTTAACCTTTCAAGGAACTGGAGCATTATCTATTACAACTGTTTAATTTAAACTAGGGGGGTATAGTGAAAGGTTCAGATTTTTTAGAAAAAGCTAAAGCCCAATATGATGATATTGGATTGAAAACGATTGATTTAGAAGGTATGGGAATCATTTATTATAAACCCATGACGTTGGCTGATCGAAAAGTGATTCAACAAATTGCAAAAGTTCCGTCTGAATTGCCTGCAGCAACTGTTGTAGTTAAGGCATTGGATGAAAATGGGGACCGCATGTTTTCTAATACAAATAAGGTTGATTTGATACGTGGTGTTCAAGCCGAATTACTGGATGAAGTAGCTTCTCAACTGATTGAAATTAAAAGTGTCGAGGAACGTGTAAGGGACTGACTGAGGACTTGGAAGAATATAATTTGTACGCTCTTTCAAGTCAGTTACATAAAACAGTTTCAGAATTGCAGTTGTTATCCATTGATGAGATTTACGGTTATTTTGCTTTTGAAGAGATGAAAACAAATAAGATAACACCAAAAATTAAAAAAGGCAAATAGACAGTGGCTTTTGACGATAAAAAAGTTAGATTTGACATAGAGGGCAGAAACAAGACTACTAAAGCTTTTAAAGAAGTTAATTCTTCTATGTCAAAATTATCAGGCGTTGCAGGAAAACTTGCAGCTGCATTGGGAGGAGCTTTTGCGGTTGGCAGAATAGCTGCTTTTGGTAAAGAAACATTAGCAGCTGCAGATGCAATAGGCAAGTTTGCTGATCGGGCAGGCGTTTCCACAGATGAACTACAGAAGATGCGTTATGCATTCGATCTGGCAGGTGTTGGTGTAGAGGCCGTTGACAAGGGGTTACTTAATTTTGGTAAAAGGTTAGGTAAGGCTCATCAAGGAATTGGTGCTTTGAAGGGTGGTTTGAAGGGAGGAGAAGAAGCTTTACTAGATATGTTAATGGCTACTGATAGCCAATCGGAAGCTTTGGATGTCATATTTAAAGCTATGGGAGCTGCAGAAACACAAAGAAGGAAACTTGCAATAGCTGATGCAGCTTTCGGTATGGCAGGGTTAAGAATGACTGCAGCTTTCCGTGAGGGTTCTGACGAATTTTTCAGAATGAAACAAGAAGCTGAAATGCTTGGTGTTGTTCTTGATGAAAGTATGATCAGAAAAGCCGAAGAACTTAACGACCAGATGAGTAAAGTATCAAAGGTTATTGGTGCAAAACTGATGATGGCGTTCAGTGGTCTGTTTCCTGTAATAATGTCTGTAAGCGATGCTATACTTGATATGACCATGAAGTTGCAAGGATTGTCGAATATATTGGGTAAAGATTCTGTAGCCATACATCGGATGTTGCTTTTAGCTCGAGAAGAAGTCAAAGAGTTACAAAAACAAGTTGATGGTTTGCATGATGCATTTGGGCCGAGTGAAGTAATTGTTAAGTGGTGGCTTACAGGTAAGTTGGAAGATGCACAGGCAAATGTTAAACATTTAGAAAGGGCGTTTGAGGGCTTAAATCAAGTTGTGATCAAACTGCAAAAGACACAAAAACAAGCTGTTGAACCATTTGATTTTGGTATGGATGATATATTCGATAAAATGGGGGATAAAAGAGAGGCAGCTCTTAGGCAGTGGTATAAGAACCAAATAGAAGCTGATAAAGCAGCTGATAAAGCGATTAAATCGGAAGAAGAAAAGATACAACTTTATCTTGATGAGATATATTTTGAAAAAGAATTAGCAAGACACAGAGCCAATGGAGAAGAACAAACTGCTAAGATGATGGAAATTCAGCAGCAGTTGGGAATAATATCCACTAAAAAATATTTGAAAGAAGAAGAAGAAATAAAAAATATAATAGCCGAACATGAAAGATACAATAGACAACTTGAAATTCAAAACAGGATTGTCATAGCATCTGGGTCCATTTTTGATAGGTGGGGTGATGGAATGTTAACGGCCTTACAAAAAGGAGAAGATGCGTTTGAATCTTTTAAAAATACGGCTATGGCAGCTTTGTTTGATATTGGCAGGGAAATGATGAAATTATTGATTTTTGATCCACTTAAACAAGCTATGGCTCCTGCACTAAGACAATTTGCTTCTGCTGTAGGATCGTCTATTGGGGGTGGTGGGTCGGCTGCATCTTACGGTGACAACTACGATCATGAGTTTGCCGATGGTGGTCCAGTGTCGGGCAAACATCCTATTTTAGTGGGTGAACGTGGTCCAGAAATTTTTATGCCCAATGGAGCAGGTAATGTAATTCCAAATAATCAGATTGGTGGCGGAACAAATATAACCCTTAATTTTTCTACCGGAATACAATCAACAGTAAGGGCAGAAGTTATGGGACTTTTGCCTGTTATAAATCAAACAGTTCAAGCTTCGATTGCGGAAGCTAGGCAAAGAGGCGGTTCATTTAGTGCAGCTATGGGAGTATAGCAGTGGCGATTTCTTATCCTTTAAGTTTACCAGATGTTACATCATTTACACAAGCAACAATGACTGCGAAAAGTGTTGTTGGTGTAACAAAATCACCATTTACTGGGGCACAGCAAGTTCAAAGACATCAAGGCCAGTGGTGGGAATTTTCATGTTCATTGGCTCCCATGGTTAGAGCCAGTGCCGAAAAGTGGATTTCTTTTTTGTTTTCTTTAAATGGAATGGAAGGTACTTTTCTTCTTGGGGATCCTCTTGGTGCAACAGCTAGAGGAATTGCAACTGGTACACCACTTGTAAAAGGTGCTTCACAAACTGGTAATTCATTGATTACGGACGGGTGGACCGCAAGCCAGACAGGAATAATGAAAGCAGGCGATTATTTTTCATTGGGAACTGGTATTACTACTAGACTTTATAAGATTTTGGCTGATGCTAATTCAGATGGGAGTGGAGATGCAACTTTTGATATTTGGCCTCGCATCAACACGGCAGTTAGTGATAATTCCGCATTAACAGTTTCATCAGCCAAAGGAACTTTTCGTTTAGCTACCAATGAAATGCCGTTTACTTTGCAGACAGCACAGAAGTATGGGGTGTCTTTTTCAGCATATGGGGTAGTTTAATGGTTAGATCATTACACAGTGATTTTAATACAGCAATACAGGCTTCATCAGTTCATCCTGCATTCTTAGTTAAAATAAATACATCTGGTGGTGATGTTCTTGCATGGACAGGAGTGGGCGATATCGTTTATGATTCTGATACTTATGTTGGCGTTGGCACTGCTATAGGGATATCACAAATACAGGAAAAAACCGATTTAACTGCATCGGGAGTAACCTTTACCTTATCCGGTATACCATCAGCTCTTGTTTCTACTGCATTGGGGCAAGTACAACATGGTAGAGCTTGTCAGTTGTTTTTAGTTTTGTTGAATACAACAACCGGAGCCTTAATAGATAATCCATACGAATTATTTAATGGATTTACTGATGTGACTATTGTAACAGAACAAGAAAGCACTTGTACAATAGGTATTCAAGCAGAAAACCGTCTTGTGGATTTAGAAAGGCCACGAATTAGAAGATACACGGATGAGGACCAGAAATCGGATACAGCAAATGCTTCGGATGTTGGATTTGAATTTGTACAAGGCTTACAGGATAAAGTTATTACTTTTGGAAGCTCATAGTGGATGCGACGAATTGATGGATGGGAAATAAAGTTAGATGATTTTATAAGGTCTAGGCAATATACTAAATTTGAATGGGGAGAACATGATTGTACTTCATTCGCCTGTGATGCAATTAAAGAGATAACCTCCACCGATGTACTTTATTGGTTTCGTGGAAGGTATAGAAACAAAATCACGGCCTATGAACTACTAAAAGAATTTAGTGGCGGAGGGCTGATAGAGACATTTGATAAATTGACATCAGAATTTGGCATGAGCGAAATTGAACAGAATTTTGCAGGAAGAGGAGATTTAGTTTTGTGTAACGTACCAACTGTAATAAATGAAGAATTACCATCATTGGGCATCATTGGTTTGTCTGAAAAAATCTATATACCGGGGACAAGACAATTGCAGATTTTTGAAAAAACAATCGGAGAAAAATTTTGGAAGGTTTAATAAGAGAAAATTGGGAGATCGTGACGGGGTGCGAAAGGTTGACCCCCGGTTGTGACTCTTGTCCGTCCTATTGGCACTATCTTGAAAACGGGATGGATTACACGGTTAAAACGCAAATGCAAAACTTAGCCGTCCCTGCGAATGACCCATTCACCAAGATTTATTCGGTGGCCCACGGGAGCGACTTGTTCCATGAGTCGGTCACTATTGACGAGTTAAAGGAAATATTCAAAGTCATGAACAATACCCACCATCATTGTTTTGAAATTGCAACCAAGAGAATTGAAAGAGCCTCATGCGTGGCAAAATATCTTGAGTGGTCGGACAACATTTCTCTTGGTGTTGCGATGGAGTCAGGCGAATACCGATGGAGACTTGATTATATTAGAAAAATCCCTGCTAAATATAAATTTATTTCTGCTTGTCCGATATTGGGTGCGTTCCCACAGGTAGATTTGAGTGGAATAAATCAAGTAGGTGTGGTCGAGGAAACATGGGGATTCAAAAGACCAATGAAAGACGAGTGGGTAGAGGACTTAAAAAAACAATGCGAAGAGCAAAAGGTGGATTTTACCATGAATGATTCTTATATATGGGAGCCTAGTTAATGCCCGGTGTAGCAGCAGCAGTTGTTGGGTCAGCCGTTGCCACAGCCGTAACAGGAGCAACGATTGGGTCGTTTGTAATTGGATCAATTACCGCATCAATTATTGGAGCGATAGCCTCATTTGCAACGTCCTATGTTATATCAGCAGCTTTTGGTTTAAATAAAGGACCGAAACAGGGGGACCGAGGTGGTGGTGGTTCGATACAGGCCAACAGGGACAGAACTTTATCAATTAGGCAAGCTATAGCTCCTCATAGGGTGATTTACGGACAAACAAGGGTTGGAGGTATTATAACTTTTCTTCATACTACGGATGATAATGAAGAATTACACCAATTGATAACTATAGCAGGTCATGAAGTGAATGCCATAGGCCAAATTTATCTTGATGATCTTGCAGTTTCAGTTACATCAAATACTGTAAGTGATACGAAGTGGGCCACTTTTGTTGATGTTTATACAGGAGTTGGAACAACAGGGGGAGATTCTGCCTTACATACTGCTCTTATTGCAAATTCGGAGTCTAAATGGACTTCTTCTCATAAACAGTCAGACAGGGCCAAAATCTATACAAGATTTAAATTTGACCAAGACACTTTTACTGGTGGTTTACCTAATGTGACTGCATTAGTACAAGGAAGAAAAGTTTATGACCCTAGAGATACATCAACAGCTTATTCATCTAATCCTGCACTGTGTATACGTGATTATTTAACAAATACAGTATTTGGTCTTGGTGAACCATCAGCTAGAATAAACGACACGTCATTTAATACTGCAGCTAATGAGTGTGATGAAAATGTTTCTTTGAAGGCAGGCGGAACAGAAGACAGATATACGTGTAATGGAGTTTTTGAAACAAGTGAAACACCTAAGGATATTATAGGTAAGTTGTTATCTTCTTGTGCAGGAAAACTTGTATATCAAGGAGGCCAATGGTCACTTTATGTTGGGGCCTACGTTGCACCTACAATAACTTTTGATGAAGATGATCTTGATGGCGGAATGCAAGTAACTACACAAGTTGGAAGAAGAAATATTTTCAATACTGTGCGTTCTGTTTACATTGATCCGTTAAGTTTATATCAACCAACAGACGCTCCAGTAATTACCAATTCTACTTATGTAACAGAGGATCAAAGCGAGGTTATAGCCAGAGATTTCGATTTTAATTTTACCACTTCTGCAGCTACCGCACAGAGATTAGCTAAGATAGAATTGGAAAAAGTTAGACAACAAATAACAGTTAATATGCCTGTTAGTCTTATTAATGGTTTTCGTGTACAAGCAGGAGATACCGTAAACGTATCTAATACACGCATGGGGTGGAGTCCTAAAATTTTTACTGTTGAAGAATGGAGATTTGCAACAAGAGGCGATACAGAAAATCCTGTTATTGGAGTAGATCTTGTCCTTCGTGAAACTGCATCTTCAATTTATGATTGGACCGCAGCTGATGAAGAAACAACAGTTGATGCTGCACCCAATACAACGCTTCCTGATCCGTTCGTTATTACGGCTCCTACTAGTCTTGCTGTTTCTGAAGCTTTATACATAACTACAAACGGTTCTGGAGTTAAAAATAGGGTTACGCTATCATGGACTGCAACTGCTGATTCATTTACAAAGGATTATCAAGTAGAACATAAACTTTCATCAGATTCTGATTGGATACAGGTAGGATCGTCAGTTGGTGTAGATGCAGTTACTTTTATTATTAATGATATTGCTGCAGGAACGTATGATTTTAGAGTAAGGAAAATAAATGTTTTAGGCGTTAGATCGGCTTACGTAACTATAACAAGTCAGGCAATCTCCGGCCTGACCGCTAACCCGGCAGATGTGACGGGGCTGTC